CCTAGCCTTGACCATTGGGCAAAATGTATTGCTGATGATGACATAGCCACAGGCTATCATACTAATTGGGATTATGCCTATGAACAGGCATGGCATCAGCTTGATGCTGAGTACAATTATGATTACGAATACCAATGGTGTTAAAGGAGATTGACAATGATTAAACTGTACAACCTAATTATGGACAGTAAACACAACCCACTGTCTCACATNCCCGACACAAACACACGGCATATGGTCATGCAGTTGCTGGCTTGGATGTGGTGTATTATCTTTGGAATGTCTGTCGGCTCTGTCACTGTGTTTGGTATCAGTGCCATAGCACATGCCCTGCTGATAGCAGGGGTGTTCATCACGGCAGGTGTATTTGAAACAGCAAGACGCAAGCCTACCTATTTCGGTGGGCTAGGCAGAGGCAATGGGGGTGAGCATGAGTAAGCTACGGCACAAAGTGAAATATTATTACCTCACGCATGATGGCATTGAAATGTTATTGTTCTTTTGCATCTTTGCATTTTTAGGCTGGGCAGGCTATCATGCAGCAGTAGGTATTATAGGAAGGATAATGGGATGAATAGTAATGAAATCAGAGGGATACGATTATCCCAAGCAGTCAAGTGGAGTGGGCAGGACATCTTTGAGGTAGCGTCTGCTGCCTTTGAGGATGCAAACTACCACAGTTTCAACGAGGTATTTTATGCCGCATGGACGGAATATCAGCGGGAGTTACACAATGACTAACACACTATGGGTACTAGCCTGTCTAGGCACAATCAATACACACACAGTAGAACTAGAGGTGTGGTCAGGACACAAGTGGCTGTCACAGTGCCATGTTGAAACTACTGTGCGTGGGTTTGACCACCCAGAACAGCAATGCTTTTGCATAGAAAGGAAGGAAGAGTAATGGAGACAGTGTTAATTATATTTGTAGTGGTGCCGATACTAACAGCAATATTTTTATAGAGGAGAATAGCAATGGCTAAAAAATTACACAACATGACGACAGATGAACGCATCGCATACTTTGCAAAGGAACGGGAGAAAGAACGTATCCAACGCCGCAATCGTGTAGGCAAGTTGTCCATTGAGCAACGTGTAGCTGTTATCAAGGTACATGAATTGCTTGACAGCATACTTGACACTGCGCTGTATCCAGACATGGGTGGCATCAAGATGGTATCAGCCTATGACCTGCAAGAACTGTCCGATGCGAAGGACACACTAGAACACCAATTTAATCTGAACAGTTGACAGCTTATATCTTATATGATATAACTGTGCCTTTATATTTGCTGCTGTAGCACCGCCCCGAATAGGGGTAAGAACAGCGGAAGTGTGGGGAATAGATGTATTACTCGTGTGTGATTGATTCTTACCTGTGCGTTTTGCTACCAGTCTGAATTACATCTGGTCGTCCAACCTTGGCAAGTGTTGTAAAACTGCCAACCTTATTACAACCATAAAGGAGAATAGATATGCCATTAGAATATATCCCTGAGAATTTAGACTTTGACGTAACCTTTGAGCCTACTCGTGTCGCTGACAAAAAGTATGTCATTGATGGCAACACTGGCGAACCTATCGCTATCGTGGGCAAGGACTTCACCTGTGCATCACATGGTGATTTCTTCCGTGATGTTATGTCAACAGTGACTGACAATCTGACTGATGCACAGACAGAGGGTGGGTCTATCGTGTGGCGTGATGCTCATCGCAATGGCTGGGCTATGATGGACATGACCCTGCCTAACATGAAGCATACCATCGTGACACCTAAACACGAGACTGAGATTGCACAGCGCATCATTGCATTGCATGGTGTGGATGGTACATGTTCAAACACGGTGCTGTTTGGTGCTATCGACTTTTTCTGCACCAACGGTATGATTCGTGGTGAGCATGACAAGGTACGCCGTAAGAACACTAGCGGCTTCAGCCTTGACCGATTCATCACACAGTTGGGCAAGTCAAACGATGACTTCACTAACTACCATCAGCAGATGCAACGCTGGGCAAACACCCCTGTGCTTGTGAGCAATGTCAAAGCTATGCTTGAATCACTGCTCAAGTCTGACCGTACAGCAGACAAGATGCTTACCTTGTACAACCAAGAAGCTGGTGTGCGTGGTGAGAATGCATGGGCATTGTACTCTGCCTTCACTAACTATGCCAGCTATGCTGATGAGCGTAACGGCTTTAAGCTGCGTAACACTGGCGGTGATACCAACGCTGTATCTATGATGAAGCGTGAACATGAGGTGTCGCAGTGGATTGAAAGCAAGCAGTTCAAGGAGTTGATTGCAGCATGAAGACTGTGCAGCAGCTAGTTGACAAGTACTATACATCCAATGATTTCAACATGTTACGTGACAGAACTAAGAAAGACTATCAATACTTTCTGTCCGTCATGTTGGATGACTTTGGCTCTGTGAACTTTTGTGAACTGACAAGTAAGCAAGCAAAGCACAGTTATGAGGACTGGGTTGTGCGGGGTATCAGCCTCGCCAACCATGTCTGCACTGTGTCATCCATCGTATTCAGATATGCTATTGAGATGGAGTATGCACAGATAAATCCCTTTGCCAACGTCAGACGTAAGACACCACCACAACGCAAGGTTATATGGACTGAGGACAACGTGCGTCAGTTTCTTGACACTGCTTATGGTGAGTTTCAGTATCGCAGTATCGGTCTGATAGTTCACATGGCATACGATTGGTGCCAGCGATTGGGTGACATGCGCTTACTCACATGGGATAACTTTGACTTGGATGAACGCAAGCTATATCTTGAGCAGTCCAAGCGTAGGGCAGAGGTAACTTTGCCTATCGAAGATGACCTGCTTGAGATGCTGACACAACAGGAGCAGGACTTTGGCTTTCAACAGTATGTTGTTCCCCGTACAACGCCCGTACAGGGGCAGTACCATCCCTACAGCATAGAAAGACTGTCTAAAGCTGGACGGTCTGTCATGCGTGAAGCTGGGCTGCCGGAAGAACTGCGGCTGGCTGACCTACGAAGGACTGGCACAACACAAATGGTAGAGGCAGGTGTTCCTATGGGACAAATCATGTCGGTTACAGGACATACTAATCCACAGTCAGTCAAACCATACATGAAAAATACATACGCTTCTGCAAATAATGCATTGACAACACGTAAAGCGCATGGTAAAAGCACTTAACTGCCGCAACGAAAGTGAGTATATAATGAATAATATATATAACATAGTAAGTGATCTTGATTTACCTAACGGACACACAAAGCGCATGAACTGCCCTGAGTGTGGTGGTATCAAGACCTTTACAGTAACCAACAATATGGGCAGCATTGTGTGGAACTGCTACAAGGTATCCTGTGGCACCAAAGGTGGCAGTCGTGTTCACCTTACAGTAGATGATATACGGTCTGGCTTTCTAGGGGCAGAGAAGTTTGCAGAGGATACATTTGAATTGCCTTCGTACATCGTACCCCATCGTGATGATCTGTACATGAATAGGTGGTGTGCTACGTGGGGCTTAGACACAGAAGAATTAGGTTTGTTGTATGACGTAAAGGAAAGCCGTGTGGTGTTCCCTGTCATACATGATGGTAGGATTGTTGATGCCACAGGTCGTGCGCTTGGCAATCGCCTACCTAAATGGAAACGATATGGAAAAAGTGGCTTGCCTTACACCGTTGGGTGTGGTAAAGTCGCAGTTGTTGTTGAGGACTGTGTGAGTGCAGCCGTTGTTGGTTACGGTGCCTTTGTCGGGGTTGCGCTTCTTGGGACATCTCTACAAGATGCGCATAAAGGGTATCTTGCACAGTTCTCAACAGCCGTTATAGCGTTAGACCCCGATGCGCTACCTAAGACTTTGCACATGGCAAAGGAACTGCGAGGACACGTAAACGATGTTCGTGTGCTACGACTGACAGATGATTTGAAATATCGTAACCCGACAGATATGGAGAACTTATATGGAATTATCAATAATTAGAAGCCTTATGGATAAGACATTCTACGATGACCATCGTGGTAGCAAATGCCCACAGCGGTTGTTCAGCAAGGATGCACGTAAGATTAAAGACGCTATCGACACAGCTATGGATAGGTATGAGCGTACTGTCACACCCGATGAGGTTGAGGCATTGTTCATGGCTAACAATCCTACACTTACCACTGCACAGAAGCAGGGCTATGCGTCTATGTTCTCATCCATCAAACGTGAGCAGCCTATGGGTAGTGACATTGCACAAGAGGTACTGTCTAAACTATTCCAGCAGGTGATAGGAGAAGACGTAGCTAATATTGGCTTTGATATGGTCAATGGTGATGCAGCTACGCTTGAGAAGCTACGCAATCTACTTGAGCGTTATGGTGATGACTTCATACCCAACCTCAACATTGAGTGGGATGACATTTCTATTGAGACACTGATGGCGAAGGCTGAGTTAGAAGCTAAGTGGGCGTTCAACATACCCAGCGTAGTACGTAAGGTAGAGGGTGTGTCTGGTGGTCAGCTTATTGAGGTAGGTGCCAGACCCAACACAGGTAAGACATCCTTTCATGCCAGCCTGATTGCTGCACCCAATGGCTTTGCCCACCAAGGTGCCAAGTGTATCATCCTGTGTAATGAGGAGCCTACCCACCGTGTTGGTGCTAGGTACTTGACTGCTGCTGCAGGTATGACTGCACGTGAGGTCAAGGACAACATGGGCAAGGCTAAAGCTATGTATGAACCTGTGATGAAGAACATCAAGATCAAAGATGCAGGTGGCAGGGACATGGCATGGGTTGAATCTGTCTGCAAGGCAGAGAACCCTGACATCCTAGTGCTAGACATGGGTGACAAGTTTGGTGTGGCAGGTAACTATGCCAGACCCGATGAGGCACTCAAGGCTTGTGCTATCTACGCTAGGCAGATTGCTAAGACGTATGACTGTGCTGTGTTCTATATGTCACAGCTATCTGCAGAGGCAGAAGGTAGGTCACAGCTTAATCAGTCCATGATGGAAGGCTCACGTACAGGTAAGGCTGCTGAAGCTGACCTGATGATACTGATTGGCAAGTCGCCTACAGTAGAAGGCCAAGAGGAAGACAGTCCACTACGGCACATCAACATCGTTAAGAACAAGCTGAATGGCTGGCACGGTATGGTGAACGTAGACCTTAACTACCAGACAGCGAGGTACGAGGGATGAGAAAACAATTCAATGAAGCCTTGCACGGTAAGCATGATAGACCTGCACGTGTAAGGACTATGGAGTATATGCAGATCAAGGGCTATGAGATATGGGAGAACCCAAACACATACGGACAAGACCTTATTGCTGAAGGTAGCAAGGGTAAGTTCTACGTAGAGTGTGAGGTGAAGACAGTGTGGAGTGGCAATACATTTCCATATGACACACTGCAGCTACCAGAACGAAAGTCTAAGTTCTTTGATAAGCCTACACTATTCTTTGTGTGGAACAAGGAACTGTCTGACGCACTAATGTTTAAGTCAGATGACATTAAAGACTTGACACCAGTTGAAGTACCTAATAAATATATAGCTTCTGGTGAGATGTTCTACCAGATTCCGCTAACCCTGACAGGAAGAGTAAGGATGAACAGATATGAAACTAACACTTGATATAGAGAACACTGTCACTAAGCGTGGTGGTAAGATGCACCTTGACCCATTTGAGCCAGAGAACTCACTGACTATGATTGGTATGTTAGATGATACAGGTCGTGAACATCTCATATACTTTGACCACAATGACATAGAGCCTACGCCATACGGTCATGGTGTCGTTCAGAACGAACTAAACAAAGCTACTGTGCTTATCTGTCACAATGCTGCATATGATTTGATGTGGCTGTGGGAGTCAGGCTTCAAGTATGATGGCGCAGTATTTGACACGATGCTGGCTGAGTATGTATTGCAGCGTGGTATCAAAGAGCCACTGTCTCTTGAGGCTTGTGCAGAACGCTACGAGTTAGACACTAAGAAGCAGGACACACTCAAGGAATACTTCAAACGTGGCGTAAGCACACGAGACATACCACACGATGAGTTGGCAGAGTATTTGTCTGCTGACTTACATGCTACACAGCAACTGTCTGACAAGCTGATGTACCGATTGAATACAGTAGCTGACAGTGGCTTACGTGGGACAGTAGACCTGACCAATCAGGTAGCTGTATGTCTGGCACGTATCTATCAGCGTGGCTTTGCCGTTGACCTATCTAAGCTAGATGAGGTGCGGCAGGAGTTTGAGCAGGAGAAGCGACAGCTAACTACTGACTTACAAGCCCACGTGCGTAAGCTGATGGGTGATACACCTATCAATCTCAACAGCCCAGAGCAATTATCATGGGTTATCTACAGCCGCAAGGTTATTGACAAGCCATATTGGGGCAACACTATTGACCCATACATGGATGATGCAGACTTCCGCAGCTTGATTGCTGGCGGTACGGAAAAGATATACAAGACCAAGGCACGGCAGTGTATTGACTGCAATGGTACAGGACAGATACGAAAGGTAAAGAAAGATGGAACACCATTTGCTAGAACAAATAAATGTACACGCTGTGATGGGGCTGGTTATCTTCTTATACCTAGTGTGGACTTGGCGGGGATAAAGTTCAAGCCCCCTACATCCAAGTGGGCAAGTGCTAACGGTTTCAGTACCAGCAAACAAAACCTAGAGATACTTGAGTCTGCTGCCAAGCAACGTGGCATGACTGATGCTGTAGACTTCCTGTATAAAGTACGCAGGTTGAGTGCAGTCGATACATACCTATCTTCATTCGTTGAGGGTATACACAACTTCACCAAGCAAGATGGCAAGCTGCATGTGCGTTTATTACAGCACCGTACAGCTACTGGCAGATTCTCTGGTGCTGACCCAAATATGCAGAACATGCCACGTGGCGGCACGTTTCCTGTTAAGAAAGTATTTGTGTCACGATTTGCTGGTGGCATGGTTATGGAAGCTGACTTCGCACAGTTGGAGTTCCGGGCTGCTGCCTACCTATCACAAGATGAGGTTGCTATTGAAGAAGTATCTACTGGATTTGATGTACACTCATACACCGCTAAAGTTATTACCGATGCTGGTCAGCCTACGAATAGACAGGATGCGAAAGCGCACACCTTTGCACCGCTATATGGCGCAACGGGTTACGGTAGAACCAAAGCGGAAGCAGAATACTACACCCACTTTACCAAGAAGTACCAAGGTGTTGCCGATTGGCATACCCGACTGGCTAAAGAAGCTGTAGCTACACAAAAGATTACCACGCCCAGTGGTCGTGAGTTTGCGTTTCCTGATGTGGTACGTAAGCACACTGGACGTGTCTCACACTTTACACAGATCAAGAACTACCCTGTGCAATCATTCGCTACTGCAGACATTGTGCCTATTGCATTGCTGCACATTGATGAGTTGCTACAAGGTATGCAATCGTGTATAGTGAACTCAGTGCATGACAGTATTGTTATTGACATACATCCTGATGAAGAATCACAGGTAATCAATGTCATACAGCAGACTAATGATGCGCTGCCCTATCTCATCACCCAACGATGGGGTGTTGAGTTCAATGTGCCTCTATTATTAGAGGCAAAAATAGGTCCGAATTGGCTTGACGTGAAGGACATAATCTGATATAACTATGCATCTTACAACTGAAAAGGAGTTAATTAACATGAACGATATTACAACGATTGATACAAACAACTACGCTGAAATGGCAAAGGCTATGGGTCTTGCTAACGAGGCACCTGCACAGAAGAAACAAGGCATGTTCCTTGCCCGACTGCGCATCAACCACACACCAATCCTTGGTTCAGATACCATCAAGGTTAAGGGTGGTACATACAAGCTAGAGGTTCCTGATGGCCCTACGTACTACGCAGAGTCAGCAGTAATGCGTCCATTCCTGCAACGCTTCATGTACAAGAAGTTTGTCATGGGTTCTGCGGGTACGCCTAATCGTTACGTCAAGACTGTTATGGCTGATACGCTTAACATGGACTTGAAAGATAATGATGGCGGCTTTAACTGTGGTAAGCCTTCTGGTTGGATTGAAGACTTCAAGTCCCTGCCAGATGCTACTAAGGAACTCATCCGTTCCATCAAGCGTGTACGTGTAGTGCTTGGTACAGTTGAGTTGGTTAACCCAAAGGATGCGGATGGTAATCCTGTAAACTTAGAAGCTACGCCATTCATCTGGGAAGTAGAGAACCGTGATGCCTTCAAGACTATTGGTGGTGTGTTTACACAGCTTGCCAAGATGAAGCGTCTGCCTGTGCAGCACAATGTTACGTTGAATACTGAAGAGCGTAAGCTGCCCAATGGTAACAGCTTCTACTTGCCTAACACATCGCTGGATGTTACCAATTCAGTGGAACTCACACAGGATGATCAGACAAAGTTTGCTGACTTCATGTCATGGGTTACTAACTACAATGAGTACATCATCAATACCTACTCTGAGAAAGCATCAAGCAAGAATGATGGCGACTTGGATGAGGTAGACATTGATGGTGTAGTTGATGTTGAGTTTGAAGAAGAGGTAGCATAATGAATCACCCTGCTGAACTGGCACTGCATCAGTATCTTGAGGACGCCGTAACAGGCAAGTCAAGTATGTCACAAGACACAATCAAACAGATTGGTGACGATGTAATGGCTGCTGCAAAACGCCAGTTCGGTGGGGGTAACAAGCGTGACAAGTTTGGTCTGCGTATGTCAAACGTAGGTAGGCCAACCTGTCAACTCTGGTATGATAAGAACAAGCCAGAGGTAGCGTTACCCTTTCCGACAACATTTGTAATGAACATGATGCTGGGAGACATTGTGGAAGCAGTGTTCAAAGGCATCTTAACAGAAGCAGGAGTAAACTATGAGGACACGGATAAAGTTACTCTTGACCTTGGTGACGATAGCGTTTCTGGTAGTTATGACCTCATCCTTGATGGTGCAGTTGATGATATTAAATCAGCTTCAGACTGGTCATATAGAAACAAGTTTGAATCCTATGACACTCTTGCCAGCGGTGATGG